TGCAGGAAGAAACAAGTAGCCGTGTTAGAGTAGCACAAGTAGAATTCTTTGAGAATAAAAGAAACTCAGCAATTTATATAGGATAATGAATAAGAAATTCGAAAAAAATCAAGAGAAGTCTCGACGTAAGATGCTTATCGAAGAATATAGAGAAGAAAATCCTTATATTCCTACCGATGAAGAAATACAAGAGAATAATAGCTATTGGGATGTTGACTACCTAGAAGAAGCTAATGCTAAAACTAACAAAGGTATTAAGTATTGGCAAGAGAGATATGCTAATGCATCTAGCAATATGGGGAAGTGGTATTGTCAAATACGAATTGATAGGTTGAGAAAGAAGCTACATCATTATGTAGATAAAGAATAAGTTATGCACGAAATTTTACATATTATAGAACATGCGTTAGGAGTATGTGGAGAAAAGCATCCGAGTATCATTTACTTGCTTAGTGAGTGGCATACCTTTAACCCTGTATTAAATTATATAAAGACATTATTCAAATAAAAACATGGAGGAAAAACTATGAAGTGTTTAAAGAGTTCTAAGACCGGAGAAATTATCCGAGTAACAAATGAAAAGGCTGATCAAGCTACTAGGGAATGGAAATTTATTCCAAAATCTGAGTGGAAGGCTCAATTTAAAAAAGTAGAAACCCCTAAAACAGTACCTAATGAGTAAGATAGATCCAAATAAGTTACTTATTACTAGTGACTTTTATACAGTTCAAGGCGAAGGCATAAGTAGCGGTATTCCTGCATACTTTGTTCGTTTAGGCATCTGTAACTTAACATGCGGTATGTCTCGTGCATTCACAAATAAGTTGATGAAAGAGCAATTACTAGAAGACGGTGAAATCTTCGAAGGTGATTTAGTTAAAGAAGGTAAAGCTACTTGGACTTGTGATTCAACAAGTCAATGGCTATGGAGAGGAGAAGATAAAGAGTTTCAATATCTATTAGATCGTTTTAAAGAAGAAGGCGTATACGATGATATCTTAAACGGCTATGTACGTATTATCTGGACCGGCGGTGAGCCTACTATTGCAGGGCATCAAGTAGCAATTAATAACTTTACTGAGTACTGGATGGAGAAGGAAGGTTCTTTACAACGAACTTATTATGAAATAGAAACTAACGGTACTAATTTTATCGAAGAAGAGCTATTTCAGAACTTAGATCAAATTAACTGCTCACCTAAGTTGGATAACTCAGGCATGACTGCTAAGCAACGTATCGTTCCTAAAGCTATTAACCGTATTATGGAACATAAAAATTATCAGTTTAAGTTTGTTATTAGTAGTGAAGAGGACGTTAAAGAGATCTTTAGAGACTTTATCGAACCGTTCTATATTCCATTAGAGAATGTAGTTTGTATGCCAGGTCTAGATGACGCAGCTAACTTTGAAGAGAGAACTAGATTTGTAATGGAGATGGCTAAGAAATATAAATTTAGAGGCTTAACTAGATTGCATATTGCAGCTTGGAATAAAACCTTAAATGTATAATATGAGTACGGTTTACGTTTGTCAATTTTGCGGTAAGTCAACTGACGAAGTTGAATTCGATTATTTAGCAGGAACTGATCACTTATCATGCGTACTGGGTTTCGAATACGAACAACGAAATAAATCGGATATAAATTTTCCTGATAGGAGATTATTAGCAGTAGAAGTCGATATGATTAAAAATACATCTAATGATCAAGAATTAGGTGCTAAAGTAAGAAAATTATACTATGAAGTCTACAACAACAGCTAAAGAATATTATGAAGCATTAGGAGAAGTGGCAGGTACTCTGTTCTACCTTAACCGTAAAGACGGATCTACAGAGGAGTATATACTTGAACCTTTAATACTTGATACTAAGAATAAAGACCTTACCATTAAAGCATTACAAAGAGTAATGGACAATCCTAATTTTATTGCATTTCCAGGAACATTAGAGTTTAATGAATTTATGAATGAAGTTGTTGAAACAAATAAAAAATAATACCTTTAATTAATGACAGTTACATTTACACCAGAACATTTATACATTGGTATTATACTAATACTTGTAGGGTTACAGATTTATCAATTAAGACTTGTAAATAAGTTAGAGAAAGAGTGCGATGATATTTGGGCACAATTAGGTACTTTAGTAGGTAATATTACTAGTCAAATACTTTCTTTGCAGAAAGAACTTAACGATAAGCAAGATAAAAAATAATTCGGTTATAGAGCTAATCGATTCATAAAATAATACGCTCTAAATTTTAATTAATTTAAACATGAAAAAAGCAGTCTTATCACTGTCAGGTGGGATGGATTCTTCATCTCTCTTATTACACCTTTTAGCTAATGGCTACGAAGTAACAGCATTAGGTTTTGATTACGGTCAAAAGCATAAAGTAGAGCTTGAAAGAGCTAAATCATTAGTAGAGTATCTAAATGGATGTTCTCAAAGAGCAAAACAAGATCAATTAGGAACAATCACAGTAACTGGAGAAAATTTTCCCTTAGTAAAATATCAAGTTATTAAGCTAGATGGTTTACAGCAATTATTAAATTCTGCTTTAGTAACCGGCGGTGCAGACGTACCAGAAGGACATTACGAGCAGGATAATATGAAAGCAACTGTTGTACCTAATCGTAATAAGATTTTTAGCTCATTGATTCAAGCAGCTGCTTTATCGATCGCAACTCAACCTATTACTGAAGATTGTTCTATCGGTCAAGAGGTAGCTATTGCAATGGGTATTCACGCAGGTGATCATGCAATTTATCCTGATTGCCGCCAAGAATTTAGAGATGCAGATTTCGAAGCATTTAAAACCGGTAACTGGGATGCTGATTTAGTATCAGTATATACCCCTTACTTAGATGTTACTAAGTTTGAAATTTTAGAAGACGGTTTAAGATCATGCGAAGCATTAGGTTTAGACTTTGACGAAGTATATAAGCGTACAAATACTTCTTATAAGCCGATTTTTATTAGACATTCATGGTCTGATACTCAAGGTAACTGGTACTCTGATTATAAATCAGCAGCATCAGTAGAGCGTATTGAAGCATTTATTAAATTAGGACGTCCTGACCCAGTAGAGTATGCAGACGAAACAGGACCTGTTAGCTGGCAGTTTGCAAAAACGCAAGTAGAAAAAGTATTATCAGAATATAAAAAATAAATTATGCCTTTAATTTCACACGAAATACCAAAAGCGTTATTTGATCGTCATGATGAGGTAAGTGATTATCCTTATGTACTAGGTCATTTATTAAGCTTGGATACAGAATACGCTGACTTCTATAAGAAGAAGCTAGAAACAGTAGAATACTCTATATTAGATAATTCAGCATTCGAATTAGGTAAGTCTATACCGATGGAGGAGTTACACGAGTTAGGTAAAGAATATAAACCTACTCACCTTGTACTTCCTGATGTCGTTAATGATTACAATCAGACTTTAGCTAATGCAAAAGAGTATCTAGCGAACTATAAAGTAGAAAATCAAAAGTATATTGGTGTATGTCAAGGAGATACCTTTGAGCAAATTGCTGATTGTATAGATTACTACTTAACTGAGAAGGTAGATATTATTGCATTACCTTTCGACTTAGTTGAGCAGTCAGATTATGTAACAGTAAGATTTAGATTCTTAAACTGGTGGTATGAAAATAGATTTAATATGGGAATCGGTAAGCCTAAATTCCACTTATTGGGATGTCAGAACCCAGTAGAGTTTATTTTAATCAACTCTCTCACTACTCCATTAAGAGGGCTTATCTACTCGTTAGATACCAGTTCTCCTGTTATTAACGGTTGGGTAGGAAACGAATTAGGACCTCATGGCTTAACTGTACCTAAACCAAAAGCTAAATTAGCAGATAACTTAGATATCGAGTTGTCAGAAGAACAAATAAATCTTATCTTTAAAAATATAAAAACATTCCGCAATTATGTCAGCAAGTAATATGTCAGAAGTAGCTGCTAAAACCTTAGGGTCAGCTAACTCATATGCAGTCTATACAGACACCTTTGATCCAAGTCAATTAAACCCTATGCCAAGAGCATTAGCTCGCGGAGATTGGGGTATTAAAGGAGATGAATTTGTAGGTTACGATACGTGGCATTGTCACGAAGCAACCTTCTTATTAAATAACGGCTTACCTATGGCAGGTACTTTGAAAATAGTATGCCCTGCTAGCTCTGAATTTATGGTAGAGTCTAAATCTTTTAAGCTTTATTTAAATACGTTTGATATGTGCAAAATGGGAGATACTATCCCGCAAGCTATTGAAAACTACGAAAAGCAAGTAGCAAAAGATATTAGTGCATGTATTGGTGCAGAAGCTAAGGTAGCTTTCTTTAGACAAGGAGAAGAAAAAATGTACGAAGGAGATCCAGGTGCTTTCTATCTTGATATGTTACGTTTAATCGGCAATAAAGATTTAGAAGCTATGGAAGTTACGGACTATGACGGTAAAGAAGCTCATTTTAAAGTAGTTCCAGGAGAAAGCGGAGAAGATTTATTTGTGATGACTAACTTGTTAAGATCAAGATGTAGACATACTAAGCAAAAAGATACTGGAGCAGCTTATTTCCGTATCGTTACTAAAAAAGGTACTGTCGACTTACAGTCTTTACTTAAGGAAGTTATTGCATTACGAGAGGTTAATGAGTTTCATGAATTCTGTAGCGAAAAATTATTTAAGTCTATTACGAATCATCCGGATGTTGAAGATTGCGTAGTAATGTTACTATATGCAAGACGTGGTTCATTAGATATTAATCCTGTACGTGCCTCTAAAGGATACTTAATTCCGAAAGAATTAATCGATACAGGCTTTTATACTAAAAAAGCAATGGGACAATAATGAAAGTATTAAGCAATTGGGGAGTACTAGTATCTC